CTAGACGGTATCTCCCGGCATCTGCTTGGCTTTGCCTTTCTTTGCTCCCGTGTTCGGGGGCGGAAGCATTGCCGAGCGTGGCCGCTTCTGTGCCCACTCCAGGATCTCGGAATACAGGTAGCCGACACGCCGCCCGGAAAGCTCACGGGGGGCCGGGAATTCGTCTCGCGTCACCATTGCCTGAATAGTCGATTCGGCCAGCGTGGTCATAAACGCGGCGGTGGCTAGATCGACATACACAGGCTCGATGCGGATGTTGGGGTTTAGCATGCACCCTCCAAAACGAAGCCCGCACTAGGCGGGCCGCTTGATGAATTGCATCATTAATGATGCGTAATTGAATTTAGTGATTCATTAATCACTCGTAGACCGCGCCTCCGTCGGTGTGCGAGTTGCCGCTTTCCCGCGAGGCTGGAATCATTGCCTGGCGCTGGCTGGCGGCCGGTGAGGGCGCAGAAGTTGCCGGTTTTTCTGCCGGTTGCGCGGACAGGGCGGCGCGGCATGCATCTAGGCAGCGGTTCCAGCCAATGCGGTACTGGTCGTGATAGCGGAGGTCGTGGCACGGTGCAGGCAGCACCCCGTCGCTGACCTGGGGCGCGGCATCTAGAATGGCCTGCACCAGGCCGACAGCGTTATCCAGGGTGCCATCGTTGCAGAAGACAGCCAGCGCCTCATCCACCTCGGGCAGCTCGGCAATGCGCAATGCATTCTGGCAATCCGTCGGCGGCGCCTCCCCGGCTACAGGGGCGTTTGCCGTGGGTTCGCGCCACGCCCGCGCAGCGAGGAACGGGTCCTTGGCGAGCGCCGCGACAGACGGAGCTGCGCGGCCTGCATCCCACCAACGCCGCGCCTTGTCCTTGTCAGTATCGCCCGTGATTAGGTACGGGCGATTCTTCCATGCGTTCTCGAACGCCTCCGGGGCATCGGCTACAGGGGCGCGCACAGGCACGGCCGCATACGTGCCGTCGCCGTTGCTGCGTCCGCATTCATAGTGCGTAACCGGGGCGCTTGCCAGGGCGGCGCGACGCGACCATTCAGCCAGCGCGGCCTTGAAATGCTCGGCGTAACCCTTTTCGTCCTCTCCCCAGCGCAGCAGGCTTTCTTCGCCCCATACGCCATCATCTTCGGGCTCAGGCGGGGTCGGCACGGATAGCACGCGCTCGATTTGGCTCAGGCAATTTGCGCGGCGAATTACGTTGCCAAGGCAGGCCATCAACGTGCTGGGATTGCGCGCCAATACGCCGATGCCGAACGTGTCATAGACCTGCGTGAGAGTATCGGCGGCCCGCTCATCGGCTACAGGGGCGCGCAGCTTTACCAGCGCCTTGTGGGCTTCGTACATGAGCAGGGTGACGCCGTTCTCGCCGCCGTGCAGCCCGATCCATTGGTGAAGCCGGGCAATCACGCATTCCGGGCTGTCGTAGCCGTGCTGCTGGATCACTGCGTTGACGTATTCATCGCTGAAGGGCGTGGTGTCTGCCGCCTGGGCGGCGTTGTTCTGGTCGGTCATGTCCGTTCCTTGGTGGTGGGCTGGGCGGCAATCTGCTTTTGCACCCACGCGCGCATGTATTCCCAACGCTTCTCGGCAGCGTCCTCGTGCGTCACTCGAACGGTCGTGTGATGCCTGCCGTAGTCTGGGTAAAACTGGCGCATAGGGCCGCAAGTTTCCACATCGACCCATTCGTAGTCGTCGAAAGCCTCGTCGTTCTCGTAGACGATCTCCTGCGCCATGCAGGGTGCGATACCGAACGCCTCGGCAACCTGGTCGTAGTCTTCGGGGTCAAGCTTCTCCAGGTCGATGCCGCGAGCGTCACCCAGGACGCCGAGCGTGCAGAATTGGCCCTCAGCCTTCAATTCGTGAGCGATCAGGCGCTTCTCGGGCATGGCATCCAGGCTGGCCGCCAGCTCGCGCAGGAACGCTTGCCCGCGCTTACCGCGCAAGGCGCTCGCTACCCGTCCGCGCCACCGGCCCAGCGCCAGGGGATCGTAGCCATCGTCGTCGACATATCCGCTGCGGCTCATCACGCCTCTCCCTGCTGCTGGACCTGGGCGGCGGTAAACGACGGCTCGTATTCGAGTTGGACTTCCCAGCGCCCAATCTCGGGGCCGGTGAAGCTGTCGAATATGGCGAACGTCAGCGGCCAGCTGGCCTCAAAGCCGTCATGGTTGCGGAAGTAGTCTTCGGCGCATGCCTCGGCTTCCTCCTCGTCGATATCGTCGGCAGACGAGCGTTGCACGAACTCCGGGGCCAAAGTTCGGCGCTCCGGGCCAGATTGCGGCCAGACGCGTGCGTAGAACCTCATGCCCCACCCCCTTTGCCCCGCTGGGCGGAGAGTTTCGGCGCATGGACGGTGATATCACGGTTGTCGCCGCCATCCACGTGGATGTTCTTGTTCGTTTCGATGCCACGCGCCTCCATGTAAGACAGCAGCAACGACACGAAGGCGCCAGTGGCTACCTGTAGCGCCATGGCGGGGTCGCGTTTTGCAATCTGCACGTATAGGTCGCCGACCTGATCCAGCAATTCGGTTTCGGTGCTCATGCAGCACCTCCTTTCGCTTGTTGGCTGGGGCGCCGTACCCATACGCAGACAGGTCCCCAGTCTTCGGTGTCATGGATGGACAGGATGAACCAGCCGTCGCCCTCGGGTCGGGGCGGTTCCCAGGCGCTGATGTTGGGATCGTCATCGCCCCAGTACGCCAAGGCTGCGGGGTGGTCCTCGGGTTCGCTTTCCAGATAGGCGATATGGGTTTCCAGCTGCTGGGTCTTAAACCACGCGGCGGCCTCGGCATCCTGGCCTTCTTCGAATACAGGGTGTGCGGGATGCGTCCAGTACCCGTCGCTGTCGCGTTGCACGAGGGCGGCCTGGATCTGGGGCGGGGGCACGTCGAAGGCGGCGCCCAGGAGGCTGCTGAGCGCTTCATCGGGGGAGGTGGCGGGCTTGGGGGCGGGGGCGTTCATGCTTCGCTCCTTTGCTCGGCGGCTTCCACCGCGGCATTGATTTCGTTGGCGTCCTGCTGGACCTCGTAGGCTTTGCCGTCGAAGGTTCGAACGTAGGAGCGGATACCGTGCCAAGCGCTGCTGGGGCCGGCCTCTTTGACGCTCGCGATGGCGGCGGGGGCCAAGTAGAGCGCTGCGCCGTTGGAGTCGGTGAGCTTGATCATGCTGCGGCCCCTTCCTCTTCTCCGAGTACCCAACGCAGGGCGGCGGCATAGTCGCCATGGGCCTGTTCCAGGGCGGCCTGGATCTGCTTACGGGATTTCACGCGGGGGCGCTCGCCCATGACGGCGGCTTGCTTGCGGCTGCGTTCGTGCGCCTTGACGCCCTGGCCGGCCTGGACCAGCTCGGCCACCTTCGTGCGCTGCTCGGCTACAGGCAGCTTGGCGAGTGCCTTGGCGTGCGTGAGGGTGATCTGGCCCGCCTCGACGGCGTTCTGCACGACCTTGGGGCTATCCAGCAGCGCGAGCGTGTCGCGCACCGTGGCGACGGAGCAGTTGTAGATGACGGCGATCTGGTCCTCGCCCTTTCCCAGGGCCAGGTGTCGGCGCATTTTCTCGGCGCGTCCTAGGGGGGTATCGGCAGTGCGGGCCTCGTTCTCGCTGGCAATGGCGTCTAAGGCGTTCTCGCGCTTGCCGTGGTATACGACGCCGGGAACGAGCCGTTCGGCAACGCCACGCGCCCTGCGCCACTCGTTGGCGAGCATGGCGGCCTTGACGCGCTGGCGTCCGAAAACAACTTCTGTCTCGCCTGTCTCGGGATTCTTGGATACGCTGACAGGTTCCAGTACGCCCTGGTAGTCGATATTGCGGGCCATGGCCTCGTCCACCGGCAGATGCACCCGGGGATCATAGAGAGGGCTGGATTCGTCGGTGACGAGGGTTAGCTTGGCGGGGTCGAAGGTGAGCAGATTGCTCTGGCCGTCCGCGCCGTAAACGTCTTTGGATTTCTTTGCCATGTCGTGGTCCTAGGGGGTCAGATGTGCTTTTCGCCGCCCAGGGCGTCGATCAGTTCGGCCAGGAGCTTGGCGAGTTCGCTGGTCATCAGGGCCATGTCCGAATCGAATTTCGCGTCATCGGTCTGCATGGCGTCGCGGCCTTCCTTCAGTACGTCCAGGGGAGACACGCGCTTGATGTCTAGCCCGTCGGTGAGGACGAAGGAAACGCGGTCTGCCCAGGTCAGGGCAAGGCGGGTGCATTGCTTGCCGGACTGGATATGGCGGCGGGCGTCGTCGGCGTCGATGGAGTGCTTGACGTAGCGGATAGCCGAGCCGCTTTGACCCGACGAACGCAGTTCGGTGTCCTGGTCGATACTGAAGTTGGCCGGGGCCTCGTCCTCGGCCAGCCAGGTAGTCATGGCCGAGGCCGGGGATTGCATTACGTACAGGTTTTGCAGAGGGAAGGGCTCAATGCACTTCGCCAGAATCCCGATCACTTCATCGGCCTTCGAGGAGGCGGCGGCGTCGATCACCAGCCAGCGGTTGCGCGGATCGATCCATACCCGGGTATCGCGGTAGACGGAGAAGGCACGCGGCAGGAGTTCGTCCGTGACGCGCTCCTTGATTTCCTTCATCTGCGTGCGGCCGGGCTTGTAGCCCTGCTGCTCTTCTATTTCCTGGGCGCGGAACTTCGCCACCTGGTTGATGACCGTCCCGGGGAGCAGCTTCTTTTCCGCGCGCAGCGTCAGCAGAATCTGTCCGCCCACCGCGTAGGCCAGTCCACCGCCTTCCCGCGGCGGGACCCAGCCGATGCACTGCATTTCCAGGTTGTTGCTGGGCTGGTAGGCCTGGCGGGCCAGGGCGGCTTCCAGATCGTCACCGAACAGGGGCCAGGCGGCGGACAGGCGGTAAATCTTCAGGTTCTTGAACCACATGGGGGGAATTGCCTTTTAGATGGAATGGGGAACCCAGCCGATCATGGGTTTCTTGGTGGCTTTGCTGATGACGGGAGCGCCGTTGGCGTCCCGCTTCTCGCCGCGCGCCATGATTTGGAGGCGGGAGGTGCGGTGCATGCGCTGGGAAAGCGTGATGTAGTCGCGGGCAAACTGGGGCGCGTCGAATGCGCCGGAGACCTGGACCGGCTTGGCTTTCGCCAGCAGATATTCCGTTTTGACGGCGATCCAGTCGGCCTCGTCCTTATCCGTAAGGCAGGCGCGGACTTCCTTGGTCATCGTGGCAAGGTGCTTTTCCCAGGCCTTCGCAGCCGCCTTGCGGGCGATAGGCTCGGTCATGCCGAAAACGCAAAATGCGCTCATTTCTGCTTCCTTTTGGCTCGGGGGCGCGCGGGGCGCGGGGAGAGGCCAGCGGAACAGCGACCGGCCCAGATATTGCTGATGGTTTGGGGCGAAACGCCGTAGCACTCGCCCAGGTCGTAGGTGGAAAGCCGGCCGCGCGCGGCTCGGATAAATTCGATTTCTTCGGGCCTGATGGGCTCGGCCTTGGGATCGCTCCACCGGAGGCGGCGGCGCGGCAGCGGAACGGGTGGCATCCACCCGGCGATATCGCGCAGGATGAAATCAATTCCGTTCATACGATGATGCGAAGGAGCCAGCCAAGAACCTGCTGGCCGAAGAGAAGGAATGCCGCAAAGCCCAGGCCGGCACACCACGCCACCAGAGGCGGGATATCCGCGTTCGTGTCCCAGTTGCCCTTGCCTGCGTGGTCGCGAGGGGCGATCAGGCCGCCCAGCTTGCGGCAGACCTTGGCGCCCAGGGCCAGGGGGCGGATGCGGGCCGGGGGCGCGCTTGCGCTGATGGTGTTCATGTCGGGTTCCAGGGATCGGCCGCAGCGTGGCGGCGGGTGAAGTAGTCGCCGATGGGGACCAGGGCCACCGCCACCAGGGCGAGCAGCGCCAGGCCCCACCAGATGGCGGGGATAGTTGAGGGCATGGGGATTTGCGCGGGGTGCGCGGTGGTTGGCTTTGGAGAGCGGGCCGGAAGGCCCGGTGTGTCCTGAAAGTCACTTTCAGCGCCGGTGACGTGGCGGCGCCGGCCCGCTCTCCGAAGCCGCCTTTAGATGAGGGCTACAGGAATTCGGCTTCCTCACATGGCACTCCCGGATATGTGTCTTTTTGCAACAGCGATATCTTTGTGGTGCCAATGAGTCCATAGTGCGCGCAGGGATACTTTTCCCTGCACATCAAGGACTTACATTGAAGATTGAAACTGGTATTGTGAAGTGGTTCAACAACGACAAAGGCTTCGGCTTCATCATGCCGGAGCTGGGCGGTAAAGACCTCTTCGCGCATTACTCTGAGATTCAGGGTAGTGGCCACAAGTCTCTTGAAGAGAACCAGCGTGTGTCGTTCGTCGCCGGCCAAGGACAGAAAGGTCCTCAGGCGACAATGATCAAACCGATTTAAGAACTGGCTGGCTTGCCCTGCGGCAAGCGAGTTGGCACCTAGCAAGTGGGGCCGAATCCTTTGAAACAGGGGATTCGGCCCTTTGGCTTTGGGCGACCGAAACTACTTGCTGATGGCGTTGCCGAAGTTCAGGACGTCGATCAGTTCTTCAATGAAGCGTACGAGTGCTTCGAGCATGGCATTGCTCCGTGATAGGGTTAGGTGGTTGATGGTGGCCGGCGCTGATCCCGGCATGGCTCCGCACAGCGCGTTCACATCCGCAACATAAATCTGACAAAGTCATCGGCACTCAAGGGACGGGCAACCAAGTAACCCTGGATGGCGTCGCATCCGGCGTCCTTCAACTCAGTTGCCTGATGCTCGGTCTCGACGCCTTCGGCGATGATTTTCATGCCCAGGGAACGAGCTAGACCGACAATGCCTCGAATGACCGCCGAGGCCTTCCCGGACGTTGCCAGCCCTCGAACAAAGGACTTATCGATCTTGAGGGTGTCGACAGGAAGTCGGACCAAGTAGCTGAGACTGGAGTATCCCGCCCCGAAATCGTCAAGCGACATAGACAGGCCGGCTTGCTTGAGGGCGTCAAGTGCCGATATCGCCTTTTCGATGTCGGTCACAAGACAGTCTTCCGTAATTTCAATATGGAGCATGGAGGGTGAAACGCTGTGCCTGCGCGCGATACGGAGAATCCTATCTGTCAGTCCCTCATCTAGAAGTTGTCGAGCCGACAGATTTAAGCTGATAGGCGGTACAGGCACCCCCGCCCGTTGCCATGCCCCGATATGTTGGCAAACTGCATTGAGCAGCCAATCGACGAGAGTGCCTTCGTACTGTGATTCAAGAAGGAGGGCCAAGAACGAGTAAGGCGTCAGCAAGCCGCGCTCTGGGTGACGCCAGCGAAGTAAGGCCTCAGCACCGATTATGGTGGAGTCCTCGATGGCTATTTGAGGTTGGAAGTGAAGCTCGAACTGGTTCTCCGCAAACGCCGCCCGGAGATCCGTCCGTATAGCGACCCGGTCGCGCATGCCTCGGTCGAGTGCGGTGTCGTAGGTGCGCACTTGAAGCCCGCCAGCGGACTTCGCCGCATACATCGCCGCATCGGCATGGCTCAGCAGATCCTCGGCTGATTCACGAGCTTGTCTCAAGAGCGCGACGCCAATACTCGCCGACAGGGAGATTGTTCTGCCGCAAACTTTGAACGGCGTCGCAATCTCGCCGAGCACCGAGTGTGCGCATGCTTCGGCGGCGCTCCTGGTGGTATTGCGTAACAAGAGGACGAATTCGTCGCCGCCCACGCGCGCGGCGAAGACAGCAGGGCCGAGAACTGTGCGTAGCCGGTTCGAAAAAGCGCGCAAAAGGGCATCGCCGACAGTATGGCCGAACGCGTCGTTAACTTCCTTGAGATGGTCCAAGTCGATAAACAGCACGGCGAGCGAAGCATCGTTTGATGTGCTCGGCGGAACTGCCTCCGAGGCGGCGACCGATAGCATTTCCATGCACTTGCGTCGGTTTGCCAGGCCTGTCAGAAAATCGTGACTAGCCTCAAATTCCAATTGCGCTGCGTGCTGACGCTCTCGCGTGACGTCTCGGAAAAGCACTGTAATCCCGTCATCATGACGAAATGAGCGAGCTTCAAACCAAGTGTCCAGCGGGGCGTAATAGGCAGTGTGGCGTCCAGGGAGCCCGGTTGCGGCTGTTTGCTGATAGGTCGTGTAGTAGCCGGAATTCACTAGGTCTGGGTAGCACTGCCATATCCCGCGTCCCAGCAGATTTTCTCTCTGCTGCTGCAAGTACCGTTCAGCCGTCTTGTTGAGATAGGTGAAACGCCAAGATCTGTCTATCGACATGAATCCGTCGCTCAGGCTATCAAGCATTTCCTCAAGGTGTGCCGGAGCAGGGTGCCGGGCACCGACATCTGTTGGGCGAGCATGACGATGGGCGGTATGTCGTTCCATATTCTGACCTCTGTTCGCGTTGGACCTAAGAGTCGTCCCTGGCGCGAAACCTGTGGGTCTGAGAATTTTAATCACCTTTAGCGGTGCTCAAAAATCGGCTGTCCTAGCCCCCGTTCAATGCCGAACTGAATGCGCTACGGTAGGCCGCTCTGCTTTGGCAAGTGCTGACTCGCAGCACTTGCCGAAACCCGCTTTTCAGCGGAATCGGGTTGCCGGCATTCCATCCGGCGTGACCGTTTCTGTTCTTGGCCGTCTACGCCTCACCCTGTTGACCCGTGGACCGCGCTATGGCGGGCTGGATACGGCAGGGGCACCGCGCAGAGCTGCGGCCATGCCCGCAGGTGCGATTGAGCCGGACGAACGCCCCACAGGTGGCGCGAGCAACATCGGCGGCTGGTTGTTAAAGAGCGGTGCTCGCCTTCCCCATTCCGACTTTGTGGCGGTAACGTCTCCCGCTTGAGGCGATGCCCTGACTGCTGGCTGCGGGTCCGTGGGGTGAAGCAGCCATATGCATGGCGTTAAGTGCACTATACATATCAGGCGGAATGAGTGTCAAGTGAACTAATCATTTGCGGGGTTGAAAGTGTCTAGCCGGCTGCGCAGGGCAAAAAAAACCGCCTCTTGGGCGGTCGGTTTTTGTATAGCTGGCTTGCTATCCCCGGCGGTAGTAGCGCCGGTGTTCCATCATGGTGCCAATGATGATGAGCGGTTCTTGCCTGCTGTACAGCGTCGGGAAGTCCTCATTGAGGGGAACGAGTTCAAACACGTCGTTCCCATTGTCGTCAATGCCACGGGGGCGGTACTTCTTGAAGGTCGCTTCGTAGCCGCCATTGCGCGCAACTACGAAATCCCCAGGCTGCGGGCACACTTCCTGGTCTACGATGATCCGGTCCCCCGGCTTGAAGTCAGGGAACATAGACATTCCCGCAATTTCAAGTGCGAATGCGTGTTCCGACAGATCCATGTCGGTTAGCAGGTATTCCAAGGCTTCTCCCGAGAAGGCGGCGCCTATCTCAGTAAGTTCGCCGGCCTGAACGTAGTTTATGAGTGGTACACGCCTCGATCCTATGGATGAGGGGACCACGTTGCTATCAAAATCGGGTGACAGAAGTGCAGCACCTGGCTTCTTGGACCCCTTACCGCTGCCCAGCCAGATCGGATTCACTCCCAGAGCTTGCGCCGCCGCCAAAAGGTTATCGGCGGTCAGTTCTTTCGTGACCCCGTTGAACCAAAACGAAACCGCCCCTCGCGACAGTCCGACGCGGCGGGCAAGTTCCGATTGAGATATTTGGGAATCGGCGAGCGCCTCTCTAAGGCGTTCTTGCAGTGTGCTCATGTTTAGCAGATTAACCGCTTGAATGTTTAGTGTGCTTGCCATATCATTTGTCTAGTTCACTAACCAAATCATCGAGCAAAAGCCGTATGACTAAACAAGAGGCGATTCGGGCATTCGGAAGTGGCGCGGCCTTGGCGCGCGCCTTCGGGCTCACGCGGGGAGCCATTTCGCAATGGCCGATGCAGCTGGATCAGACTCGGGCGGATCGCGTCAGCGGCGCCGCACTTCGACTTGGGAAGCGGCTTCCAAGTGAATGCAGCAAGCCGGAGCCCTCCCATGCATAGCCGTTTCGCGTTGACGTTGCGCGTTGATAGTACCCAGGCTGAGCAAGCCCTGGGCTCGTTGATGGGCCGCTTACTTGAAAAGTTTCCCGAAGCTTCCTTTGATCTGATCCATGACCTGCTTCTTCGCGCTCTCGATAGCGGAGCCATAGGTGCCGGATGCGCCGCAACCCTTGCAGGTGATGGTATCGCTGGTCTTGAGATTCGCCTGGACACCGCCCGGATGGTCGAATTCGTTGCTTCCGCACTTCGCGCAGGACAGGGTAATTGTGTCGCCCATGGTCGGCCCCTTTCGGAATTGATTGGTGTTGAGGAACGCCAATCATATCCGTCTGGGGCAGGCCGCCCCGTAGCGGATGAGCATGTCCCCGGCGACACGGCAACCCCACCTGCGCCCGACGCCATCGTCATCGGTCCCTTGGATGCGTAGGCCATCAATGCAATCCCGCCGGGCTTTGAACCTCCATAGCCCAGTCCATGCGCTCGCGCTCGGCGCACAGCTCACGGAACAGATCCATCACGGCGCTTTCGCTCGGATCTTTCATGTGTCGCCCCGCAATGTCGCGGGCAGTCTTCAGCAGCTTTTCGGTTTCGGTCATGAATCAGCACTCGCTCTTTGTTCGTAAGGAAGCACACGATGAACACGCAAGCAGTATCACCCGACCAAGTTGAAAGCACCCGCAAGATCGGTGCACGCCTGTATAGCGAAATCTTGCAGCGGCTTGCAGACGTGACGCAGGAGCGTGCAGCCGATTTCATGGGGACCTCGGCGAGCACTGTCAGCCGCATGAAGGAAGACGTGGAGCGCGTGTGCCACTTGTTAGCCGCGATCGACTTTCAGGTGGCACCGAGTGACGCGGTCGTGGTCGACCAGCGCGAGCAGCAGGCCATTGAAAGTCTTGCATTCAAGTACCTACAGGCGCGACAGGAAACATGGAAACGAAAGAGCTGATGACGCGCCGCCCAGCACGAGGCGAGGGCAGCATGCGGACGCGGGGGACTTCTGGTGTACCCGTGCGGGCGCGTGTCGCGCCCACAGGGAGCAAGGGGGCGGCGCTGTCGCGCACGGCTGCAATGATTTGCAACGGCGCGAAGTTTCAGCGGTGGGTTGTTTCCCGCATCGGCGCCGCCCCTAAGGGCGTGTCCGCGAGCCAGCACGCGGCGCAGTACGTGCGCGACATGTGCGGGATCGCCAGCCGCGCGGAACTGGATCACAACGCCGGGGCCGCGACCTTGTTCCATGAGGCCGTCCGCAAGCCATTCGTCAAGTGGAGCGGCATCTATGGCTGACTGCCTGCATATGTTCAGGGGCTACCGTGTGCCGCAGGAGACGGTGGAGGCGGTCCGCCGGGCCATTATCGAGACGCCGCGGCGGGTCGATGTCCGGGCCTTGCGGGAGGCTGTCGAACCGGCGCTAGTGCCGGTCAACCCCTGGCCCAGCACCACGCGAAGCGAAGCCGCCCGCTGCGCGGTCAGCGCCTTCCTGTTCGACGCAGTTCGGGCCGGCCTGGTCAAACGGCGCGTGAACGCCTGGCAGCTTCCCGCCTGGTGGCGCGTCCGCAAGCCCACGGGGGCGGTATGTCGTTGATGCGCCGGACGCCGCTCAAGCAGAAGACTCCGCTGAAGCGCGGAGCCCCGATGCGCCAGCGCGCCGACATGAAGGCCGCTGGAAAGCGTATGCCCAGCCGCCGCGCCAAGCCGCGTGCCACCAAGACCATGTATCGCAACCCGGCCTTGCTGGCCCTGGCAGAGGGCATGCCCTGCAAGCTCCAGATCCCCGATGTCTGCATCGGCGGCACGGATACGACTGTGGCTTGTCATTCGAACCAAAGCCGGCACGGCAAGGCCGGCTGGCTGAAGGCGCATGACTGGGCCACCGCCTGGGGCTGCGTGACGTGCCATGCCTACATCGACCAGAACGCCACTGGCGCGACCTACGAAGAGAAGGTCGCGCTGTGGGAGGCTGGATTTCAAGAAACCCGCTTGTCCCTGATCGTCCTGGGCCTTTGGCCCCTTGAGGCGGAGATTGGGTATTTGAGCCTGTATGGAGAGTCGCCATGAGCGTGAAAGTCATGGGGATGGTGTTTGAGCGGTATCCCAACGGCGGCGGGGAGATGATCCTCGCGCTTGCGTTGGCGGACCATTCGAGCGATCAAGGTACGGGGATCTATCCGTCCATCGCGTCCCTGGCCGAGAAGACCCGCCAATCGGTGCGCGCCGTTCAGTACCAGCTGCGCGGCATGGAAAAAGCTGGCTGGCTGATCCTGGTGAATGCGGGCAATGGCGGCCGCAATCAGCGCCGCGAGTACCGGATTTCTGAGGCCTGGATAAAGGGTGCAGATTTTGCATCCCTCAAACCGGCGGCTCCGGAACAAGAAAACGGTGCAGATTTTGCACCACCCGAAGCAGCGGAAAAGGGTGCAAACCACGACACAAAGGGTGCAACTGACGACGTAAAGGGTGCAAACAGCGACACGAAAGGGTGCAACGGGTTGCACCCGCATATAACCGTCATAGAACCATCAGAACCATCAAGAACCGTCACAGGCGCGCGCAAGCGCTCGCCGGGGTTCGATCCGATGTGCGTGGAGTTGCCTGATTGGCTGGATGCGGAATTGTGGGGGCGCTGGGCGCGTCATCGTGCACAGCTTCGCAAGCCGTTGACCGAAGAAGCCGCCCGGCAGCAGGTCAAGGACCTGGCGAACTTCCGCCAGCAGGGCCACACGCCGGAAGCTGTCATCGAGCACGCCATCGGCAAAAGCTGGCAGGGCCTGTTCGCACCGAGCGGCACCGCATCCGGGGGCGCGCCGCGTCCCGGCAAGTTCAACCCGACCGGCTACGTAAACCGCAATCGCACCCATGGAGGCCCCGACTATGACGACGGTCGCACAATCGACGCCTGAGCGCTCCGCCTGGGCTGTGCCGCTGGCAAAGCTGGAAGGCATTTCGCTGATCGACCACCTGTGGAACCGGCTCTCGGGCACATACGGGGGGCGCTGGTTGAAGGACTTCCCCGACATGCAAAGCATCGAGAATTGGAAGTCGGCATGGGCGGAAGCGTTCGACGAAGAGGGGCTGACGCCGCGCGACGTGGCTGAAGGGCTGCGAGCCTGCCGCCGCATGTTCCCGGACTGGCCGCCCGCCGTGGGCGAGTTCATCCAGGCGTGCCGGCCGGGCCTGATTCCGGAAAACGCTTTCCACGATGCCGTTGCGGGGATGACTGCGCGCCGCCGTGGGGAAATGGGGCAATGGAGCCATCCGGCCGTGTACTGGGCCGCCGTGCGTGTCGGATCCCATGACTTGCTGAACTGCGGGTACTCGGTGATGCAGTCGCGTTGGGAACGGGCCCTGTCGGACGAACTGGGCCGCGGCGAATGGGCGGCCATCCCTGCGCCCGCCGTCGCGTTGCCTGCGCCGGGGGCGACCCATGCTACGCCGGCAGAGGCCGCCAAGGCGCTGGAGGCGATGGGGGCGGGCGCGATTCTGAACCAGTCTGGCCGCGATCCGTTGCGCGGGTGGCGGCGGGTGATTGCCGAAACCGAGAACCCGAAGGGCAAGCGCTACTCGCCCGGGGTCATTGCCATGGCGCGCAATGCGCTGCGCCTGGGCGTGGACCAGGGGGCGCAGGCATGAGCGCGATGCAGCGGAACAAGGGCGCGGCCTATGAACGCAAGGTGGCGAACTTGTTGACGGAGGCGACCGCCACGACCTGGCGCCGCCGGGTGCGCAATCAGGCGGGTGATAGCGACGTTGTGGCCGATGAGCCTGCATTTGCGCTGATCAGCGTCGAATGCAAACACGCGAACACGCTTTGCCTGCCGGCCTGGTGGCGTCAAGCACAGGACCAGGCGGGCGCGGAGGGCGTGCCGGTGCTGATCTACAGGCAGACGGGGGCGCGCGGCGAATCCGTCGTGGTGGACGCCCACCATGTGAACCCGAAGATATTTCCTGTCCGGGGGCGGCACACCGTCACGCTCGGATGGGAAGCAGCTATGCAATGGATGCGGGAAATGCTGCCCGCGAAAGTGACTTATTCCCCGGGAATCATCTAATGGAAAGGGGATTTCCGCGCTGGGTGGAGGACGAGCTTTGGAACTGGTCTCGGTGGTGCTGGCAAGGGGCATGGCCGCATCCGAATCCGAACGTCAAGTGCGCGTCCGCTGAGCGCAATTACCTGGCCCCCACCGAAGAGAGGGACGACGGTGAGGAAGAAGAGCCGCGCCCCATCCCGGTCAACCATGATCACGCCCGGCGGGTCCAGGCTGCGTATGACGGCCTGGTGCTGGTCGAGCAGCGTGTGGTCCAGGCCGAGTATCCGCGACGGCACGAGTATGCCGGTCTATCGGCGTCAGAGCGGATGACAAAGGCGTGTCGCCTGCTTGGTATAGGTCCGATCTACTACAAGATCGCGTTGGGAATGATGAAGGAAAGAGTGCGGAGGGAGTTCAAGTGAAGTACGCAAGAGAGGTCATCGAATTGATGTCGGCCTATCCTGAAAGGCGATTCCGCATGCAGGAACTGGTCCGATACGTTGCGCCGAGAGCTGAGGGTAGCGACAGGCAGCGAGTTAGAAACGGCATCCTGCGCGTTATGGCAGATCTAGTACGGGCGGGATCGGCCATGAGGGAAGGAGGGGAAGACCGCGGCACTTACGGGCTGTATTGGTGGCCGGCAAAAGTGCCACATGAAGTGGTTGGAAAGTGCCACGTAGAGTGCCATAATTCGCCCGGGATCATGCGCCCGCAATAAACGTAATACAAACCCGCCAAGCGAAAGCCGGCGGGTTTTTCATTATCGGGGGGGCGCGTTGTGTCGTCAGGAGGGGGCGCATGCTTGAATTGAAAATCACGTCCAATCTGAAAGACGTTCTGCGACGCTTGGATGCATTCACGGCCAAGCAGCTGCCATTTGCGATGGCGCAGGCCATCAACGCGACCGCGGCCCGTGTTCAGGCGGCCGAGCAAGCCAACATCAAGACGACCTTCGACAACCCGACGCCATTCACGCAGAAGTCTGTCGGGGTGAGCAAGGCCCGCAAGTCGTCACCGGTGGCGGTGGTCTACATCAAGAAGATCGCGGCCGCCTACCTGCTGCCCTATGAGACCGGCGGCGTCCACAAGCTGAACAGCCGGGCGCTGCTGAATCCCAAGGGGGTGAGGCTGAATGGCTACGGCAACCTGCCTCGTGCCTCTATGGGGCGCATGAAGGCAAAGCCGGATGTCTATGTAGGCTCGATACGCACGCGCAACGGCCAATCCGTAAACGGGGTATGGCAGCGCGTTGCGCCCAAGAAGGCGCGTGGCGTGAAGGCAGGTGGGCGGCGCCAGGCCGTGACGACTGGACAGCTGGCAAGCCAACAGAACCGGGGTGGGCGCCTGAAGCTATTGATCCGCTTCGGGGATGCGCTTCCCGTCAAGAAGCAGCTGAACTTCGGTGCAACGGCGCGCGAGGTCGTGGAGAGGGACTTCCCCCGCGACTTCGAGGCAGCGCTGGCTCAGGCGCTGAAGACGGCTAGGTGAGATGGATATGAAGAGAACGAGAAAGGCTGTGCTGCATGATGTGACGCGCCTTGCCCACGGCAGATCGGTTCGTATTGCTCGGCGCTGGCGGAGATTGGCGGCCAAGCAGTTGGATGCAGCCCTTCATGCCGCCCAGCCCTTTCGGGGTGAGCGGGCTACGGCTGCGACGGTGGACGACTTGACGCTCGCCATCCGGGCCGCCATTGCCATCGTGGATGACCGTCATGGTCGCCTGTATTCCTGATCGTGTTTGCCTCGCCGCTATCTGGCTTTCGGATGGGTCCCCTTTAGGGGGTCAAGCAACGCGGGCATTGCGCGCCGCGTTTTGTGCCCAGCGCTGGGGTGCTAAAGGTGTTCGCACCCTGTTCGCACCGGAGCGCCAACACCGCCGCAAGCGAGTATCCAAGCGGCATTCGGGGATTTTAGGATGCGAACACCTGTTTGCACTGGTGTTCGCACTTTGGTTCGCACTGGCATGTTCGCGCGATCAGCCGAAACGCAATGCCCACGCGGGCTGGCAGGGATTCTCGCCGTGAGAAATCGCGCCTGGAATTGGGTGCGAACAGGACTTTGGGAGGTGTTCGCACCGTGGCGAAAGCGGAAAAGGGTCTTTCTATCCGGGAATTCGCCCGCCGTGAAGGCTGCTCCGACACGCTGGTGCGGCGCGCGATCACGCAGGGCCGGTTGAAGGCGAGGAAGGATGGAACCATCGACCCGGCCCTGGTCGGAACTCCATGGCGCCAGGCTAATGCGACTGCTGCGAAGTCTGCGACAACGCCCTCGACGCCAGCGGCGAGTCGAAAGAAGGTTGATGCCCAGGGCGCCAGCGACGCGGCGGTTGAGGATGGGGACTCGCTGGAGGATGTTGCCGACCGGCTATTGAACGAGGGCGACGGCGTTGACTACGCCGAGGCCCTGCGTCGAAAGGAGAACTGGCTGGCGCTACTGCGGCAGCTGGAATACGAACAGAAATCCGGGGCGTTGGTAGAGCTTGCCGTAGCCCAGGCCGTACTTTTCGAAGCCTTTCGGGGGCAGCGCGATGCATGGCTGAACTGGCCCGCGAAGATTGGTCCGCTGCTGGCCGCCGAGCTTGGGCTGGAAGAGGCCGACCGGGTCACCGAGGCTTTGACTGCGCATGTCCACAAACAAATCTCAGAACTTGGCGAACCCGCCGCCGACTTCAGCCCAGGGTAAGCAGGCCGCATTGTGGCGGGCTGCTCGCCAGGGGTGGACGCCGCCGCCGCGCATCAGCGTGCCGGAATGGGCGGACCGATATCGGAAGCTGGCGAAGGAGGCCGGTAGTACCTCGGGGAACTGGTCGACCAGCACTGTGGAGGTCGCGCGCGGCCCGATGCTCGCACCGACGGAACCTGGCGTACACGTCATCACGGCCATGGTCAGCACGCAGATGCTGAAGACCGCGTTGCTGGAGAACATATTCGGGTATTTCGCCCACCTGGATCCCTGCCCGATGTTGCTGCTGCAGCCTAAGGAAGACGCCGCGGAGCAATTCAGCAAGGAGCGCATCAACCCCATGGTGCGGGTGACGCCGGTGCTGCGAGAGTTGGTGGGATCCAGCAAGACACGCACTGCCGACGAAACTCTGCTGTTCAAGTCATTCCCTGGGGGCTTCCTGGCATTGGCAGGCGCCGGCAGTCCTGACAACCTGGCGCGCCGGCCGGTGCGGGTGATTCTTGCCGACGAAGTCGACAAGTACCCTGTCACCCGGGAGGGCGATCCGATCTCGCTCGCGGAAGAGCGTACGGCGAGCTTCGGCGCCAACTGGTTGTCGGTCCGGGCTTGCTCGCCGACCGTGCAGGACGAAAGCCGAATCGAGAAAAGCTACTTGTCTTCGGACCAGCGGCGCGCCTCCGTGTGCTGTCCCGGGTGCGGCCATCGCCAGTTTCTGGACTTCTTCCGTCACGTCGATTGGAAGAAGCGCAAGGACGACAAGGGCGTGGTGCTGGAGCATTTCCCCAAGACCGCGCGAATCTTCTGCGAGGCGTGTGGTCTGGGGTGGTCGGAAGGCGAGCGTCTGATGACGCTGCGCACCGTGCGTTGGCACCAGACGCGCCCCTTCAACTGCTGCGGAAGCCGGCACGTGCCCCTGGACATGTACGACCGCGCCTGGCGCGATGCCGAGGCCAGGGACCCCGGCAGTGGCGGCATTACGGCGGTGGACGCCGTGTGGGACTGGTGGACAAGTGAGCGACACGCCGTGTATCGCGTGAAGTGTCCAGACTGCGGCACCTGGGCCGTGGACAACCAGCACGCCGGCTTTCAGGCCAGCAAGCTTTATTCCCCCTGGAGCAAGGACAAGCCATCGGACATTGCGACGAAGTGGTTGGCGGCAAAGGATGACGAAGATCTGAAGCAGGCATGGTGGAACACCCAGATGGGCATGCCCTATCGGGCACACAGCGGCAAGGATCTGGATCTGGAAACGCTGGCATCGCGCGGCGAGCTATGGGCGGCGCAAGTTCCCTTCGGTGTCGGGGTATTGACTGCCGGCCTGGACGTGCAGCCGGACCGTGTGGAATGTGAACTGGTCGGCTGGGGGCGAGACGAGGAAAGCTGGTCCATCGACTACGAGGTGTTCGAAGGCGATCCAGAGACACCGGAACTGTGGGCACGCGTAGATGCGTACTTGCTGAAGACTTGGTATCGCCACGACGGGCGGCCGTTTAACGTGTCGTCCGCGTGTATCGACTCCGGCGGCCACAACACGCAGCGCGTCTACGAGTTCGCGAAGGCCCGTTTGGGCCGTCGAATCTATGCGATCAAGGGGGAATCCGCGCGGAATGGACAGCGCTCGCCGGTCTGGCCGACGAAGGTCCCGAGCCGCCGAAACAAGGCCACCTATCGCCCGACCATCATCGGCGTGAACACCGCCAAGGACACTATCCGGAATCGGTTGAACAAGGACGCGCCGGGCCCGGGATTTATGCACTTTCCCGCGGATCGCGATCTGAATTACTACGCGCAGCTCACGTCCGAGCGAATCGTGGTCAAGGAAGCGAGTGGGCACAAGTACCGCGTCTGGGAACTGCCCTCGGGTCGCGCCAACGAGGCGCTGGACTGCCGGGTATACGCCTATGCCGCGCTCTGTGCATTGATCCACTTCGGTCTGAAGCTGAATCGGACCGTCGAGGACCTGGCCGAGGTTCTTCATGGTGCGCCGCCTTTGCCTGCGGGCGAAGTCTCTGTCGCGCCGACGCCGCAGGCTGGCGCCGCCCAGGGCGGTCCCTCCGTGCGGGTCAAGTCGGCTGCACCAGGGCGCTCGCGTGTGAGCAAACTTGCATAACGAGGTACGCAATGAGCGTCTATGACGGAATGAGCAGGGCGGAAATGCAGGCGCGGCTGGCCGCCCTGAAGGCCGCCTATTTTGAACTCCTGACCGGGAAGCAGGTTGCAGCGGCCAGCTACGCGCAGTCGGACGGATCTAAGTCGGTCACCTACAGGGCGGCGGATATGAGCAGGCTCCAGGGCGAGATTGCCCTCCTGCAGCAACTGCTTGGCATCGCCCCTCGGGCGCGCCGGCAGATCAACTTCGTGATGCGCTGATGGAAAACTCTATCTCTATCCTCGACAGGCACGGAAAGCCGTTGCCTGCTGTTCGCCGTCGCGGGGCTATGTTGGCGCCAGGCAGCAACGCGCCCTATGACGCCGCTGACCAGAACGGCGGCCACGTGCGTGATTGGCAACCATACCTCTGGTCTCCGGACGCTGAAGTCAACATGTATCGCGACCGCCTCGCGGCGCGTGCGCGTGACCTTATTCGCAACGACGGCTGGGCGACCGCCGCGGTGATGCGGACCGTCGACAACGTCATCGGACCTGATTTCCGGCCGATTTCGAAGCCCGATTATCGATGGCTGCGGACTGTGACCGGCATCGAGGCGTTCGATCACCGTTGGGCCGATGAATTTGGCCAGGCCGTGGAAGCCAACTGGCGCTCGTGGGCGAACGATCCTGCCTTCTACTGCGATTCGGAGCGGATGCTGTCGTTCCCCCAAATGATGCAACTGGGGTTTCGACATCACCTCATCGACGGCGACTCGCTCTCGATGCTGCATTGGCTGCCGCAGCGCATCGGGGTGGGGCGCGCTCGCTATGCAACGGCCGTGCAGATCATGGACCCGGACCGTCTTTCGAATCCGCAGCAGAACTTCGATCAGCAGGCGCTACGCGGAGGCGTGGAGGTCGACAGTTACGGCGTTCCGACCTGGTATCACATTCGGCGCGCTCATCAGGGAGACTGGTTCAGCGCGGGCGAAAGTGTGCGGTGGGACCGCATCCCACGAGAGACGGATTGGGGGCGTCCGATTGTGGTGCATAGCTTCGACCATGATCGGGCGTCGCAGCACCGTGGCGTTGGCTTTCTGACGCCGGTGATCCAGCGGTTCAAGATGCTGATCAAGTACGACAGCACCGAACTGGATGCGGCCATCATCAACGCATTCTTTGCGGCCTACATCCAAAGCCCGTTCGATCCCGATCTGGTCGAAGAAGCCCTGTCCGGCTCGGACAAGGTCAGCGCGTACCAGCGCGAGCGTTCGCAGTTCCACCAAGAGCGCCGAACCCGCATGGGCGATGTTGGCATGACGCACCTGTACCCGGGGGAGACTATCGGCACGGTGGCCTCCAGTCGCCCGAGCAGCAATTTCGCCTCGTTCGAAAGCGCGATGTTGCGGCATTTTTCGGCCGGGACTGGGTTGGCCGCACAGCAGATCAGCCAGAACTGGGCCGAGGTGAACTACAGCGCCTATCGTTCCGCGATGCTGGAGGCGTGGAAGACATTCGCCCGCCGACGGATTGGCTTTGCGTCTGGACAGGCGCACCCGATCTATTGCGCATGGCTGGAGGAATCCATGGACGTGGATGACTATCCGATGCCGCGAAACGCGCCTGAATTCATCGAGGCACGCGCGGCGTATGCGCGAGCTAAGTGGATGGGGCCCGGCCGCGGCCTGGTGGATATCGTCAAGGAGCGCCAAGGCGCGCTGCTCGGGATCGATGGAGGCATGTCTTCGCTGGAGGATGAATGCGCCGAGATCTCCGGCACCGACTGGCGCGATGTGGCCGACCGCCGTGCTATCGAAATGGAACGCTACGAGCGATTGGGGCTTCCCATTCCCGCAGTGCTCCAGGGGGCGGACTCGAAGGACGCAGTTCAAGTACCGGAGGAAGAATAAATGCGTTTTGCGCACTTGGGCCAGCGGCTGTTCAACACGCCGCTGGCGATTCGCCAGGACAAGGCTGAAGTCATCATGGCCGCACTCGCCGAGCGGCTGGGCGTCAGCCAGATCATGCGTTTGGACGGAGCGAACCTGCGCCCGATGGCCTGGGATGACTATGACGACGACCTGACCAAACCCGGCGACACGATTCGCGACGCCGGCTATGACATGGTGGGCGATACGCCGGTCGCCTGCATCAAGGTGCATGGCACGCTGGTGCAGAAGCTGGGCTCGCTCCGCCCCTATTCGGGCATGACGGGCTATGACGGTATCCGGCAGAGCATCCTGAGCGCTCACGCGGATCCGGCCGTCGAGGCGATTGTGCTCGACGTGGACTCGCCGGGTGGCGAGGTCGCGGGCTGTTTCGACCTCGTCGACACCATCTATGGCCTGCGGGGCGACAAGCCCATATGGGCGCTCCTGACGGAGTCGGCCTATTCGGCGGGATACGCGATTGCCAGCGCCGCCGACAGGGTCGTCGTGCCGCGCACTGGTGGCGTCGGTTCCATCGGCGTAATTGTGATGCACGTCGACCTGTCGAAGGCGCTGACGGCGTCGGGAGTGGCGGTGACCTTCATCACGTACGGTAGCCACAAAGCGGACTTCCGCCCGGAGCTTCCCCTCTCGGAGGAGGCGCTGAACAGTGTCCAGGCCGAGATCAACACGATGGGCGAGCTTTTCGTGGAGACGGTCGCCCGCAATCGAAACATCGCGCCCGAATCCGTGCGCGACACACAGGCCGCCTGCTTCATGGGGGCGGCCGGCGTCAGCCGCGGCTTGGCGGACGCAGTCATGGCGCCCGACGCCGCCTTTCTTGAACTGCTGGACCTGCTGGGCCGGTAAACAACCTGTGAGACTACTGCAATGAAGAAGAAAACCTTCGCTTCTGCCCCCTTCGCCTCGTTGCTGGGCCTGGGGCGCGCCCGAGGCGCCCGCGTTGAACAAGACGACGAGGACGACAAGGACAAGCCGGACGACGACCGCAAGCAGCGGGAGGGCGAGTCCGACGAGGACTATGCCCGGCGCATGGAAGAGCGTGACCGTGAAGACGACGAGCGCGACGACGTGCTGGAAAACGGGGAAGACCCGGACGCCGAAAAGGACGACGACGGCGACGACAAGGAAAAGGACTCGTCGAAGAAGGCCGCCAGGGCGGCCGAGCGGGCACGCTGCGCCCGCATCGTGGCCCACGGTCTGCGCTTGGGCGTGGCGCGACAGGCTTGCGTTTTTGCCTTCGACACGGGCATGTCGTCCAACGCCGCTATCGCCGCGTTGGACGCAGGCAGGGCGGACCAGGCGCCGCCGGCGCGCCGCACCCTGTCCGAGCGCATGCAGGGCGCGAACGTGCCCAACCCGGGATCGGGTGGTGGCGAAGTTCAGATGACCCTGGCCGAGAAGATCGTCGCCGCTGCCAAGAAGCGCCGCGGCGAGGCTTGATCATCACAATTCAGCTATTCAGGAGTATTCCTTATGACGCTTCCCATCAATTCCGTGGGGAACAATCCCCAACAGCCCGGCATCCGGGCCGATGTTTACATTCCCGATCAGTTGATCGCCGGCGGTCTGCAGATCGTTTCGCAACCGATCATTCTCGCCGCCGGAAAGCTGCCGCGCGGGTCGGTCCTGGGCATGATCACGAGCAGCACCGCGGTTACCACGGCTGCTGACGAGAACACGGGCAATGGCACCATCGGTGCCGTCACGGTTGGCCCCGATGCCAAGCTGGGAAACTACCTTCTGACCGCCACTGCCGCCACCACCTTCAAGGTGGTCGACCCGGAAGGAACCACGCTCGCGAATGCGACTGTAGGCACTGCATACACCCAGGGTGGCCTGGGGTTCACCATCGCCGCTGGCGCCACCGCATTCGTGGCCGGGGACGAGTTCGTGATCGACGTCAACGACGCGGTCGGGCAGTTCGTTCTCTCGGCGAAAGGCGCGAGCGACGGCAGTCAGGTTCCCTTGGCCATTCTGGCGGACCATGCGGACGCCACGGCCGGGCCGGTCAATGCCGGCGCATATGTCCAGGTGGAAGTGAACGGCCGCGCGCTGCATTACGACCCGAGCTGGACGTTGCCCGCGCTGACCGCGGCCTTGCGCCAGTACGCGATCCACGTCAAGTCGTCGGTCTCGGCGGCTGACCCGATCTAAGAACCACGCGCAACGCACGAGAGAGGTCCCGCCCAGCGGGGCCTTTTTTTCTTCAGATCGCCAGAACACTCTACGGAGATGACGAATGCCTTCCAATTTGGTCTATAGCACCATCGACCTGATCCAGGTCGTTCCGAACCTGAAAACCGCGCAGTCCTTCTTGCTGGACAGGTTCTTCCCCAACATCATCACGTCCGATAGCGAAGAGGTTGCCATCGACGTCGACATCGGCAAGCGTCGCATGGCCCCGTTTGTCTCGCCCCTGGTCGAAGGCAAGCTGGTCGAACAGCGCCGGTTCCAGACCAACACTTTCAAACCGGCCTACATCAAGGACAAGCGCGCCCCGGATCTGCTCAAGCCGGTCCGCCGTATGATCGGCGAACGCATCGGCGGCGACCTCAAGGGCATCGAGCGCGAGATGGCCAACCTCGAAGCTGAAATGACCGACCAGGTGGACATCCTGACCCGTCGCCTGGAATGGATGGCGGCCAGTGCGCTGCGTCTGGGCCAGGTCACCATCGAAGGTGAGGGCTTCGAAACCGTGATCGTGGACTTCGGTCGCGCATCGGACTTGACGGTCGCCCTTACCTCGAACCGGAAGTGGACCGCCGCCAACATTGCCGCGGGCACGGCGTCGCCGACGCGCGACATCGAGACTTGGGCGACCCGCATCCTCAAGCGTTCCGGCGCGACGACGTCGGATCTGGTGTTCACGCCCAGCTCGTGGGCCGGCTTCATTCTCGATCCGGCCCTGAAGGGCGCCATCGTGCTGCCGGCCCAGGCATCGTTCGGCAACGTGATCAACCCGGGGGCCGAGGTCAAGCAGGGCGCGGTCTACAAGGGCAAGTGGGGCCAATTCGACCTGTGGCTCTACAACGACTGGTTCGTGGACGAGAACGATACCGAACGCCCGATGCTGTACGACGGCGACGTGATCATGTCCGGCCCGAACCTGCAGGGCACGCGCGCATTCGGCCAGATCATGGATCCCGCCTTCAACTACCAGTCGTTGCCGTTCGCTCCGAAGACCTGGGTGCAGGAAGATCCGGCGCAACGTCTGCTGATGATGCAGTCTTCGCCCATCGTCATCCCCAGCCGGGTGAATGCGTGCCTGTCGGCCAACGTCTGCGACCCGGCGGTGGAATGATGAGCGCGGCCAACAACCAGAAGGACAAGGGGCCGGCCGCTGCGAATCTCGTGACGGCTGTTGTCGCGCGCGGTCGCACGCTGCTGGTCGATGACGGAAAGTCGCTGGCGGCAGGCGAAGAGATTAAGTTGCCTGCCGCCGAGGTAGAGCGCCTGCGGCGGCTCGGCTTCCTGGAGGATCCGGAGGCGCCGGAGATTCGTCGGGACAACGGTCCGCGCTTCGGATCCGCTGCCGGTCCCCAGATCCGCCGGGGCTGACATGGTCGACTTTGACCAGGTCAACCAGGCCATTAACGGCGCGTTTGGTGAGGAACTGGTCTATCAACCTGTGGGCGGCGGCAAGTCCGAGTCCGTGCTCGGCGTCTTCACCGATGCCTATAAGACGGCGTTCCAAGATGGGCAGGGCGGCGTCGGGTGGGTGACGACAGCACCGAGCGCGGGCTTTCGCCTAGCCGATCTGCCGCGGGCGCCCGCGAAGGACGACCGCATCACCCGCAAGAAGACCAGCGAATCGTTCCTTGTCTTCGAACAGCAGCCGGACGGCATGGGCTGGGTACACCTGAAACTGAAAAAGCTATGACCACGACAAACCAACTTCGCGCCTTAGCAGTGCAGGCGCTGACGAACACGACCGACGCGGGCGCGCGGGCGTACTCGCCGCGGGACCAGGCCTCCTGGGACGGAGAGTATCCCGTGCTGTTCGTGCGCACGAACGATGAGGACGGTGTTTCGTTCGGTCGAAGCGGCGCCCCGGCGTTCACGGTGACTTCGGCGCTGGTTGTCGAGGCGAGGGCAGATCACCCTGGCGAGCCGGACGACGCCGGCGCGGCTGCCTTGCTGGTCAAGCTGGAATCCTTGCGAGACCAAATCAAGGCTGCCGTCATCAACTACCCGCCGCTCATGCGGGAACTCAACCAGTTCTCCTATTTCCGCACCCGCATCGCGCCGGGCCCGGAAGACGCCGGGCACCATCTGGGTTCGGTGCTGGTGGAACTGGGGCTGGAGTTCGTGCAGGGGCCGGAGGATTTCTTCCCTGTGCCGACCAACCCCTTGGAAGGGGTGGATACGCGAATTCAAATGCCCGACGGCACCACCGTTCCCGGCTTGGATATCGACCTTCCGCAATAGGAGCTTCGCATGTACATCAAACCTCGTCCGGGTCTGAAGGTGTTCGACCCGGTACGCAAACAGTTCATGCCCGAAGAGGGCATGCCCGTGGACGAAAACGACCTGTACTGGGCGGCGCGCATGCGCGACGGCGACGTGGTCGAAACGGACGCCCCTGGCGCGCGGACGTCGACCACCAACGAGGTGCCGCCGGCACTGCCCAATAAGGGGGGCAAGTAAATGATCCAGTTTCCCAACATTCCGCAGAATCTGCGGGTTCCGCTGTTCTTCGCTGATATCGACCCGAGTCGCGCGAACACCGGTCAGATCAACCAGCGCGCGCTGATTATCGGCCAGATCACGACCGCAGGCACGGCGGTTCCGGGCAAGCCGGCGATTTCCCAGGGCGCCAACGAGGCGAAGGTGCTGGGCGGCCAGGGTTCGATGCTGGCGCTCATGACGTCCGTCTATCGCGCGCGTGACAGCTTCGGTGAGGTTTGGTATCTCCCGGTGGCAGACGATGCGTCCGCCACCGAAGCCAAGGGCGCAATCAGCTTCACTGCGGCAGCGACGGCCACCGGCGTTCTGTTCCTGTATATCGCGGCATTTTCCGGTTCGCCGGTAGTGTCGCTGGTCTGCACGCCGAGCATGACGACCGCTCAACTTGCGACGGCGCTGGCGGCGCAGATCAACGCCGTCGCTGATCTGCCGGTTTTGGCCGAGGTGGATGCGGAGTCCACTACCAAGGTGAACCTTACGGCCAAGAACAAGGGGTTGGCGGGCAACGACATCGACGTGCGCCTGAACTTCTATGGCGCACTGAGTGGCGAAGTGCTCCCGGCCGGCCTGGGTGTCACCATCACCCCGATGTCCGGCGGACAGGTCAACCCGACGCTGACCACTGCGCTGGCCAACCTGGGTGATATGACCTTCGATTTCATCGCCATGCCGTACAACGACGCCGCGTCGCTGAATGCCGTCAAGGCGTTTCTGTCCACGACGACCGGCCGCTGGAGCTGGTCCAAGGGGCTGTATGGGCACGCCTACGGCGGCTTCCGCGGCACGTTGGGTGAATGCCATACCTTTGGCTCCTCCCGCAACGACGAGCATGTATCCATCATGGGCTTCAACAATTCGCCCACGCCCTCGTGGATTCTGGCCGCTGATCTGACGGCAGCGGCGGCGATATCGTGTCGCGCAGATCCGGCCCAGCCGATGCAAACCGTTCCGCTGGCGAGCTTCTTGCCGCCGCCGCTGGAGTCGCGGTTCCAGCTGACCGACCGCAACACGCTGCTCTATACGGGCATCAGCACGTTCACGGTGGCAGACGACGGCACGGTGGCAATCGAGAACCTCATCACGACCTACCAGCTGAACGCGTTCGGCCAGCCGGACAACAGCTATCTGGAGGTCGAGACGATGAACACGTTGGCGGCGGTCCTGCGCCGCCTGAAGCTGGTGGTGACGTCCAAGTACGCCCGCAAGAAGCTGGCGGCCAACGGCACGCGGCCGGCGCCCGGATCCAACATCGTGACGCCCAGCACCATCCGGGCCGACCTGACGGCGGACTACCAGTCCATGCAGGACGACAACGGCTGGGTGCAGGGGGCTGACGTGTTCGCCAAGGGTCTGATCGTGGAGCAGAACCGCACCAACCCCAACCGGGTGGACGTGCTGTATCCGGCAATCCTGATCAACCAGCTGCGCATCTTCGCCCTGCTCATGCAGTTCAGCAATATCGTGCCGGCCAGCGAGGCCGTCAGCGCGTAAACCCGCGCGGTTGTGGCATAGCGCCGCCTTCGGGCGGCGTCTTCATTTATAGGAGCCGATTATGGCGAATCTGTTGGCCGGCACTGCGCAAATCTCGGTGGACGGCAATTCCTACATGTTGGAGGGAGCCGGAAAGTACAGCCCCTCCACAGTCACCCGCACCAGCCTGGTGGGCCAGGATGGATATCACGGGGTCAAGGAAATGCCGGTCCCTGGCTCGATTTCCTTCACCTGCCGTGACGCTGGGAATCTGACGGTTTACGACTTCAACCGCATGCGCAATGCGACGGTGGTACTGCAACTCGCCAACGGTAAGACCGTGGTTGGGCGCAGCATGGCCTGCGTTGACGCGCAGGAAGTTGACACGACCGAAGCCACCTTCGATGTCAAGTTCGAAGGTCCCCTCGTTTCTGAACAGACCGTGAGCTGATATGCCGAAGAAAGAAATTCCTGATGAATTGACGATCACCCTGCGCAAAGCCATCACGTTGGGCCAGGGAGCGGATGCGGAGACTTTCACCGAAATGCTCCTGCGCGAGCCGGTGGTAGAAGAACTTCTCACCTTCAACAAGGACAGCGCCAAGGACGCCGGAGATGCGCTGCGCAAGCTCATCGCCAAGATATCGACGTTGCCCATCGCGGTGGTCAACCGCGTTGGCGCGCGGGACTTTACCAAGGCGTCCAACTACCTGACCTCGTTCATGAACGACGACGAGGACGAGATTGGCGCAGAAGAAGAGGACGCCGGCGCGGGAAAGTAGTCCGGCCAGTGCCTGATTGGGAACTGATGACGGCGGCGGTGGCGAAGTTCTACGCCTGGCCGCCGCGTGAGGTTCTCCGGCTACGGCTGAGTGAACTGCGGTGGTGGCACGTCATGGCAGGGCGCTTGGAGGCACAACATGGCCAATGAACTGGCATTCCGAATTTCGGCGATAGATAACGCCTCGAAGGTGGGCAATAAGGTCGGCAACTCGTTCTCGCGCATTGGGGATCGAGCGGCGCGGATGTCTGGCCGCCTGACAAGCGTGGGCAAGACCGGCGCGACCGCGCTGGGCAAGATTACATCCAGTCTGAATTCGGTTTCGCAGGGTGCCCGGACCGCTGCTGATCGAATTTCGTCCATCATCCCTGGCATGTCGGCGCTTGTCGGCCTAGCGGGGGCCGCCGGCGTCGGCGCGCTGGCGCAACGGTGGGGGGATCTGGGAGCGAGCCTGCAGCGGACCTCTCGCCAGCTGGGCATGTCGACGCGTGGGCTGCAAGCATGGCACTACGCTGCCAAGCGGGCAGGGGTGACCGCAGAGCAGTTCGATCAGAGCATGCTGTCCTCGCAGAACACCATCCGGGAAGCCGCGTTCGGGGCCAACCCGCAGGCCATGATGCTGATGCAGCGCTTGGGCGTGAGAGTGTCCCGCGGCAAAGACGGCCAGATCGACTACGAGCGGACCCAGCACGACATCTTGACCGCTCTGGGGAAGATAAAAAATCCTGCGGGCCAAAGGACCGCGGCGGACGCGCTGGGGATGGGAGCGCTGTTGTCCATGATCCAGCGGGGCACTTTCGACGCTGACCGCGCCGAAGCTGGCAAGCGGGGGTATATCTTCGGCGACGAAGCGATAGAGCGCGCGACCGTGTTTCAGGACAAGATCAACGGGTTGAAGGCCAGCACGGGCGCCCTGGCAAACACCATCGGCGACAAGCTCATTCCGGTCCTGGCTCCCATGATCGAGAAGCTGAGATCATGGCTGGATGAAAACCGCGTGAACATCGCGGACCGATTTGCCGAGGCAGTTGGAAAGCTGACCTCGTGGATCGCCAGCATCGACTGGGGGGCGTGGTACGAGCGCGTGAACAAGATCGCCGACGCGTTTGGCGGCTGGGGCAACGCGCTGGCCGGCATCGTCGCAATCAAGTTCGCTGCGACTATGGCGCAGTGGGGCCTTTCCCTGGCTGCGTTGGTGACGAGCTTGAGTGCGGCGAGAGCGGCCGCTTTGGCACTCCAGGCTACGGCCGCAGGCGCGGCAGGTGCGGCCGGAGCAGGTGCGGCGGCTGGTGGTATCGGCTTCGGTACGGCGCTCGGCGGCACGGCACTCGCTGCAGCCGCGGTTGGGGCACCAATCGCGCTTACTGGAGCCTATCTCCAGCACCAGATGACTGGCACGCCGGAAGGAGTCAAGCAGCGGATCGCCGACCGTAGGGCGCGCATCAAGGAGTTGGACGAACTGATCGAGCTTGATCCAGGAAGTGCCGCGAGATACGAGGCGGAAAAGGTGCCTCTAGAAAGAGACATCGCCGAATACTCGGCGAAGTTGGAGCAACTCAAGGGCGGGCAGCCGAACGCCATGGCGGCGGCCTTGTTCGACAACCTGGAGAAGCAGCACGGGTTGCCCCAAGGTTTGCTTGACAGCGTCTGGCTGGAGGAGTCCGGGCGTGGCAGGAACATGCTGTCTCCGGCTGGCGCGCAAGGGCATTTTCAGTTTATGCCTGCCACGGCGAAGGAATGGGGTCTCAAGGATCCCAATAATCTAGAAGAGTCGTCAGAGGCCGCTGCCCGCTACCTGAAGTGGCTTCTTGGCCGGACCGGTGGCGATGTGAAGAAGGCGCTGGCGGCCTACAACGGCGGCATCGGCAATCTAGAGCGGCTTGGGCTTGAGGGCATGCCTGCGGAATCTCAGAAGTACTACAGGGATGTTCTTGGTCGTTTGGGTCAGACGGCTACACCGGTTGGCCTAGCGGGCGGAGACGGCGGGAAGGGGGCTATGGCAGGAATGGGCGCCGGGCCAGGGGTCGATGGTCTCAAGGATGCTCTCGACGCGTCGCTGCAGAAACTGACGTTGCAGGTCAACGTGTCGGCGCCGCCTGGCACGCGTGTTGATGCGACGAGTGGGGATGGAACGGGGATGTCGACGCGCGTGAATTACTCAATGGGGTTGGGAGCGATGCCATGAAAGTGACAGACGTCGTAAAGGTCGCGGGCAGCATTGGAGGGGTTGCTAATGCCATCGGTGACCTACTCGGGCCTGGTGCTGGCAGTTGGGAGGCGTCGCTACAACAAGCTTCGTATGGCGGTGTTCCGTTCGGAGTGAACGGGGCGCGGCTGCATGCCGGTCGTCGCCAGGCCGTTCACGTCTACCCATATCGGGACGAGGTGTGGGCAGAGGATCAAGGCAAGCTGCCCAGGCAATTCCGGATCCATGGGTTCCTTATCGAAGACAGCGCCATATACGGCGGTGGGGGCGTGGTAGGCCAACGCGAAGCCTTCCTGACGGTCTGCGAGACCGCCGGTCCGAAGACGCTGGTTCATCCCACGTTGGGGACTGTCGCCAACGTCGTTTGCCTGGATCTGGAGCTGGAAGAGCGCAAGGACCTTGGGCGGGTCTTCGAGTTCACTATGTCGCTCATCGTCAGCGGCGAGCGGAAGTACCCGCAGTCCGGCGAGTCAACGGGCGACCAGGTGAGCGAGGCTGCGGATGCTGTTCGGAAGGGCAGCTTGCTGGACATGGCGCGCAGGGTCGCCGCTGCGGTCAGGCAAGGCGTTGCGGTTGTCCGCCAAGTGGTGAATACCGCCTTGCGCTATTACCAGATGGCCGTCGGGATCGTGAATGGCGTGCGCCGAGTCTTCAACGCGGTTTCCAGCTTGCGCGGCAACTTCGGGCGGCTATTTGGCGGGGGGAATTCGGGCTTTCTGACCTCGAATCGGAAGGCATCCCTCGGGGCGTCAGCGGGCGACTTGCTGGCGGCGAACGTGGCTGCCAGCGCTGCCGTTGCCGCGGCCGGCGTGAAGTTGCAGCAGGCAGCGGCGAACATCGCCGACACCGTGGCGTATGGCGATGCCGCCAATGCGTTCGTGCAGTCGGTAGCGGCCACCGCGGTTGATCCGGCTGATGGCATGGCGATGCTGGCGCGCTTGGCGACCTTCCAACCGACGGGGGAATCGACCAATTCACCTATCGGGCAGGCGATCAAGACCGCGAACGAGGCATGTTCCGCCCATCTTCGACGCGTCGCCATCGCCGCGCTGGCTCAGGCAGCTGCCGACTACCAGCCGTTCTCGCAAGAGGATGCGTTGAAGGTGCAGACGGAGGTTGTCGGAATCCTGGACAGCGAGATCCTGATCGCGGGCGATGGAGGAGACGATGCGAGCTATGACGCGTTGCGTCAGCTGCGGAAGGCTGTCGTCGCTGACCTTCAATCGAGGGGCGGCAATTTGGCCGAGATGGGGGTGTTCTCCTTCAAGGCTTCTCAGCCTTCCTTGGCGCTGGCAAATCGAATTTACCGGGATCCGGCGCGCGCCGAAGAGCTGGTGCGGCAGGTCAACCCGATTCACCCGGCGTTCATGCCGCCCGAGTTTGAGGCTTTGTCGAAATGAATGGTGATGATCTGACGCTGCGCATTTCCACATCGACCCGTGTCGGGAGAGGGTACGAACTGTCCAACACCCGAATTCTCGGCGGCTGGCAGGAAGTGCGCTTTACGAGGGGCATTGAGCGTTGCCCTTCGGACTTCCTGGTGAAGATGACGGACCGTTATCCGATAGCGACCAGGCCTGAAATGCAGGTGCAGCCAGGGGATTACTGCGAAGTGTTCCTGGGGGAGGACCGAGTTTCCACCGGCTGGATTGATCGCTTCGTGCCTTCGTTTACCGACGGCGCGCATTCGGTCACCTTGGTCGGGCGTAGCAAGTGCCAGGACATTGTGGACTGCGCGGCGGTTTTCGATGGCTTTCAGCTTACCAATGCCAGCGCGTTGTATATCGCGCAGACGCTTTGCGCCCCATTTGGCATCAAGGCGAGCCTGGCCGAAGGTACGAATCAGGGGGCTCCCATCGAGCAGGTGGTAATTATCGCTGGCGAGAGCGCCTATGACGTCCTGGAGCGGGTTTGCCGATACCGTGGTCTTCTACTGTACGACACGCCGTCGGGCGATCTGCTGCTTTCAGGCATCGGGCTACAGGCCGCGGCTAGTGGCTTCCAGGAGGGCGTGAATATTGGCTCGGCCGTCGCGTCGTACTCGATGGATCAGAAGTTCAGCGACTACTACGCGATCTATCAGGGGCTGGACCAGTTCAGCGATGTTGGTGGCGCTCCGAACCAGATCGCGCATCTGGTGGATGAAAGCGTGCCTCGATATCGACCGCGGGTTGTGCTGTCGGAGAACCTTCTGGGCGGAAGCGCGGTGGCTGAAGACAGGGCGAAGTGGGAAATGTCTCGGCGGCAGGGGCGGTCCTTTTTTGTCCGGCTGAACACCGACAATTGGCGGGATTCGGCGGGGGCGCTGTACACGCCCAACACGATGGCTTCCCTTGCGATTCCGTCCTTGAAGCTGGGATCCGAGGTCGAGCCTGTTTCGTGGTTGATCGCCGAGACGACCTACAACCGCGGGCGCGCAGGTACGACCTGCGACGTTGTGCTGATGCCGCCGCAGGCCTTCTATCAGCAGCCCTTCATTTGGGCTCAATTCGCACCGGACCAAGTGGTGGGGTGATATGGAACAAGCAATTGAAAGGCTTTGGCGCCGGCTTCAGATGATGGTTGGGCGCGGTGTCGTCACGGCCGTGGATGATAGCGGGCCGGTGCAGTTGATGCAGGTGAGGGCCAGCGGGTTGGAAGTGGCGGACAGGCGCGTTCGTCCGCAGGAATTCGGCCTTACGTCGAATCCTCCGGTGGGATCTGACGCTGCTCTAGCCGCGGTGTCGGGCGACCGATCGTCCACCATGGTGGTCGGGGTCAACCATCAAGGGAGCCGGCCGCGCGGCCTCCTGGCCGGTGAAACGAAGCTGTATAGCCAAGACGGGAAGTATGTCTACCTGACCGCAGAAGGCGGCATCGTCGTTGAAGCCAAGGGTCAGGACGTGGTCGTGAACAACGCGAAAAACGTGACCTGGAACCTGAGCGGCAAGCTGACCATCATCGCGCCTGGAGGGATCGATCTGAAGGCACCGTTGGTGAAGTCGACGGGCGACATGCAGGATAACTACGAGTCAAACGATCGAACCATGAAGGGCATGCGCGAAGTGTTCAACGACCACCTGCATCCTGTGAGAAATGTCCAGCCTGGCGGCTCGACCGTTACCTCTGAAAAGCCCGAGGTGCCGCAATGAGCGATATCCGCACAGTTTGGGATGCCGCCGTTGCGCACGGTGATTGGATATTGTCGGAAGGCGCGCTGCTCACCGGCGCGGATCTTGCGACTGCCATGCTGGTCAGCGTCTTCACCGACGCGATGGCAGCTCCGGATGATGTCATCCCGGATGGAACGGGAGATCCTCGGGGGTGGTGGGGCGACCAGTTCGACCCTGATGCGCCACTGGGTAGCAAGCTCTGGCTCCTGCAGCGCGAAAAGCAGACCCAGACGACGCTCAATCGCGCCTACGACTATCTGGCGGAGGCGTTGAAGTGGCTGATCGATGACGGGGTCGTGGCGCGCTTCGACATCAGCGTGGAGTGGGTCCGAGAGTCCTTTCTCGGCGCACAGATCATTGCCTATTCGCCTGGTGGTGATTCCCTGCACACAGGGAAATACCTCTGGGCCTGGAACGGAATTAACTGATATGCCATTTTCTCGTCCCACGCTGTCAGAACTGAGGAATCAGGTTCTGGCGGATATCAACGCGACCCTGGATGGCGCGAACGCACTCCTGCGTAAGGCGGTCTTGCGCGTGCTGGGCGTCGCTCAAGCGGGGCTTGCGCACCTGCACTTCGGCTACATCGATTGGATCTCAAAGCAGGCCGTTCCCTGGACCGCGACAGACGAGTACCTGGCGGGCTGGGGGGCAATGAAGAACGTGTTTCGAAAGGACGCCGTGGCGGCCGTGATAACCGCCCAGTTCACAGGAACCGCTGGGGTGGTCATCAGTGCCGGGATCGAAGTCAAGCGGGCAGATGGCACGGCTTACACCGTCGAGGAAACTCAGGAGGTTGGGTCGGACGGAAAGGCGGCCGTAGTCCTGCGTGCCACGGCGACTGGAGCCGCAGGGAATTGCTCCGCCGGCACCCCGGTAACCCTTTCCTCGACCGTCACGGGTCTGCAATCCACCGGCACAGTCGTGGGCGCGATCGCTACCGGGGCCGACGTGGAGTCCCCGGACGCATACAGTGAGCGCGTCATTGCCGCCTATCAGGAGACGCCACACGGTGGCAGTGCGGATGACTACGTCCGCTGGGCGCTGGCCGTTCCAGGGGTAAGCCGTGCCTGGTGTTCGCCCAACGGCATGGGGGCGGGGACGGTGGTTCTGCGGTTCATGATGGATACGGCGCAGTCCCAGCACGGTGGATTCCCTCAGGGCGCCAATGGAATATCGCAGCACGATCTGGGGCCTGATGGCTTGCCGCGCGACGTAGTGGCAACCGGCGACCAGCTGGTGTTGGCTGACGCGCTGATTGGCCTGCAGCCCGTTACCGCCCTCGTGTTTGCGTGCGCGCCGGTGGACAACAGCCTCCATTTCAAGATATCCGGGCTGTCGGGCGCCGGCACGGCGACGCGAAACGCAATATCTGCCGCGTTGGCTGATGTGCTGTTTCGTACAGGAGATGCCCGCGGCGGGACGATCAACCGTAATGACATCGAAGGGGCGATCAACAGCGTCTCGGGCGCGTCAGGCTGGCTGCTGGTCGAGGTCGCTGGCACGGTGGATGGCGTTGTTACCCTTTACCCGGGCAACGTCACGAACGGAATCGGACAGCTGCCAACGCTTGGTGGCGTCACCTACCTGTAGGGGGTGAGGAATGGGCTTGAATTTGCGAGCGGGGGACTTCCTCCGAGCCTTCATGAGCCTCCTGCCCCGGGGGCGCGTTTGGTCGCGGGATGTCAGCAGCGTCCAGAGCCGTGCATTGCTTGGTCTGGTGACAATTTACGAAGACAGCACGGCTCGGGCAAATCAGCTTCTTGTAGACGCCTTTCCGGGGTCGACCTATGAACTGCTTCCCGAGTGGGAGCTTACCCTGGGGTTGCCCGACCCTTGCGCCGGACCGGCACCGACGATACAGGCTCGCCGGGCGCAGGTAGTTGCGAGGCTTACCGCGACAGGGGGGCAGTCGATACCTTATTTCACGGGCTTGGCCAAGAGCCTGGGGTACGAGGTAACGGTGACCCAATTCATGCCCTCCCGGTTTGGAAAGCGCTTTGGCACTCCGTTCGGTGGCGTTGACTGGGCGCACGCTTGGCAGATAAATGCGCCGACCTTCACGGTCAATAGGCTGAGATTTGGGGACTCCTTCGGGAGTCCTTTTTCATATTGGACCAACAACGTGCTGCAGTGCGAGCTGCAATCGGTGAAGCCGGCGCACACGGTCTTGAATTTTTCCTATTCGGAGTAGTGACCTATGGATCTATTGATTGCGCCAAACACTGTGACGCAGGAGCGAGCGGACACGGCCCCTGCCACTGGGACGCCTGGTTGGGCGACAGACGGGAACCCCGCGACCAACACTCCGGCGACGCAGTGGCCGGCCTATGCGTTTAATGCGATTCAGGCCGAGTTGATGGGCGTCATCCAGGCTCCGGGCGACATCGACCCGGACCGACACGATAACGGCCAGGTCGCGGCGGCCATCAAGCGTCTGATTGCAGTTGCCGTACAGAACCGGCCCCTGTGCTTCTCGATTTCCGATCTGCCCACCGAAGACGTTGGGCCGATCGTCGTGGCCGAGTGCGGCGAGGTTTGGATCTGGTCGCAGTCCGCCTATTTCACTGGCTATCGCTCGCCGCTTTGCGGGCGCCCGGTAGATGGCCATACTCTGGCTCCGCTGGCCAGCGAGGTGGACGCCGTGGGGGGGCTTCTGCCGAAGGTCGCGTATGCACGGCTGTGGGGCTACGCCAGGGAAAACGGTCTTGTGGTCTCGCAGGCATCCTGGGATGCAAACAAGGGCGGTCATTACTTCGTCGACGTCGACGCCAACACGTTCCGCGTCCCGGATCTGCGTGACATGTTCCGGCGTTTCACCGGGACTGACGCTGACACTGCAAATGCA